TCAGGCGCCGCAGTAGATGTGGATCTGGCATTTCCAAACTTTGGTAGTTTAACCAATCCGGTGTTTAATTCACCCACACAGACTCTCAACAACAACCAGTATCTGGGCGTGGTCGGTGGTGCGACCGGTGTCACCAATGCTGCACCCCCACCCTCGCTTACAAATCCCAGGATTGATGTCACGGTCAACATAGCCGCACCGGACGGTTCGGGCATTGGTGTGGCACAGGGCTATATCATACGTCAAAAAGGCGCACACAAGTACTTGGTGGGCGATGTGACCGGTGTCACTGGCGGCGCATTTGTGGTGGGTCAGGCCTATCAGATTGTGACCCTGGGCACCACTGACTGGGAATCCGCCGGCGCAGGTGCAAACTATGCGGTTGGCCTGGTATTCACTGCCACCACGGTGGGCGACGGCAACGGAGTTGCTAACTCTGTGGGTGTTTGTGTGTTAGACAATGATGTCACACCCGCAGCTGGACTCATGGCCATAACCTTCACACAGACTGACAGCACTGCCACACCACTCAGCAAGCTCACCAACAAGTTCTTGCTGGACTGGACCGGCGGCAGCACCTATGCAGCCGATGAAGTCATCAACGATGTGCGCATAGTGGCCAACTTCTTTACAGATGAAGGCACAGTGATCAAATCTGGCACAGCCCAGACCACGATCACCCTGGCCATAGTGGACAATGTAACGTCGTAATTTTGCCAGTGTGTCAATCCTCTCAGCTACATACTGAGAGGATTTTTTTATGACCACGGCATTCGTATTGGGCAACGGCATCAGCCGCCGAGACATCAGTCCGGCAGTGCTGGCTCTGCATGGCCGTGTGTATGGTTGCAATGCTCTGTACCGTGAACATGTGCCCGATGTGTTGGTGGCAACCGACAGACCCATAGCCGAGCACATACAGCAGTCGGGCTACAGCCAGCAACATCGGTTCCACACCCGCAAGCCCTTGCCCGGCCTAGGCGCCAGAGAAATACCGCGTCCCTACTATGGCTTCAGTTCCGGGCCCGTGGCCGTGGGCTTGGCTGCTGTGGATGGATGCAGGCAGATATATCTACTGGGATTTGATCTGGGACCCACGGTGCAAAAAACCATCAATAACCTTTATGCAGGCACAGAATTTTACAAACCCAGCACAGCCGGGCCCACTTTTACTGGCAACTGGATCCGGCAACTGGTCAAGATTATCACCGAACATGGACAGACTCGTTTTGTGCGAGTGCAAGGCCCAACCACGGCACACATCACGGAATTTGACAACCTGCCCAATCTAACACACTTGGATTTAGACATGTTCTTGCCCCGCATAAATAAGGCAAAGGATCTGTGAATGGCACTCTATAAGAATATCAGCAGCGATTGGTACATTTCCGTGGACAGCGGAGTGGGCACAATCTACATTGATGGCAACCTGGACATCACTGGCAATGTGACCTATGTCAGCGAATTAGCTGTCAATGATGCATTTATAGTTGTGGCTGCCAACAACACCGGCACAGTGACCAGCATGGGCCTGGTGGCCACTCGAGTGGCCAACACCAGCTTTGCCGGACTCAGATATGATGCCACGGCCAATGCCTGGCAGATCAGCACCAGCGTGGCTGCCAACGGAGCACCCATTGCCGCCTATGCCAATCTAGCCAGCGGAGGTGCAGGCACAGTGGGCGGCGCCAACACTCAAATACAGTTCAATGATGCGGGTGCGTTTGGTGCCACGGCCAATCTGACCTTTGACAAGACCACCAATCGCCTGACTCTCAGCGGACATCAGGCCCTGGCCAATGTGGCCACGCCGGCCAATGTGGCAAATGCCGTGGTCATCTTCAGCAATGCAGTCAGTGCCGGCGGCACTGGTGTGTATTTTACCAGCGCAGCAGCCGCAGACGAACTGGTCAGCAAGAGCAAGGCCATAGTATTCAGCATAATATTTTAAGGAACAACAATGACAATTCAAGTAGCCAACGTGACATCAGCCGGAAATGTGGTTTACGCCAGTTCGGGCAACACAGCCATAACCTTTTTGAGCATATGCAACTTTGGCACTGGCAATGTCACAGCCAATGTGCATGTGGTGCCCAGCGGTGACACCATCGGCAACACCAACATAGTGCTGGCCACCCTGCCGCTGAGTTCGCAGGACACCTATCAGCTGTATGCGGCCGGAGAAAAACTGTTGCTGGGCAACGGCGACAGCGTGCAGATTTCCGCCAATGCCAACACAGTGACCGCGGTCACCAGCTACACCACGATCTAATGGGCTACTACGTCAAAAACCGTCGCTTGCAGAGTGGCAGTTCGGGTGTGGTCCTGCCCACCGGCTCTTCGGCCCAGCGACCAGAAACACCCGCATTTGGCCTGATCAGATACAATACTGATTCCTCGGGCTTTGTGGAATTTTTCAACGGCACTGAATTTGTAGCCTTGAGTTCGGGCGACGTGGACTACACCGTGGACAATTTCACCGGCAACGGAGTACAAACAGACTTTACCATGACCGTGGCCGAAAGCTCTGCCACGCAGATCATGGTGTTTGTGGGATCCATCTATCAAGAACCCACCACAGCCTACACAGTCAATGGCTCTGTGACCCTGACCTTTACCAGCGCACCGCCCAACACAGTGCCCATCAACGTGATTCATACCAGCAGTTGACCCATAAATAGCTGACAAGGACCATTAATGGCAGTCAATCTAGTCAAAGGGCAGATACTTTCCAGCATTCTCGAACGCGATGGCATTGACATCAGCATAGCCAATGCCAACGTGGGCATTGGCACAGTCAGCCCCACGGGCAGACTGGAGGTAGTGGGCAATGTCAAGGTTGGCAATGTGATCATCAGCAACATTGGTAATATCAGTGCTGGCAATGTCAACATCAACAATCTGGCTGCACCTGTGGCCAACGCAGATGCCACGACTAAATTTTATGTGGATCAGGCTGTGGGCAACTCATCGGGTGCTGTGCTGGGCAATCTGACCATAAGCAACACCACCATCTCGGCCAACATAGCCAATGCCACTATTACCATACAACCCACGGGCACGGGCCTGGTCACCATAGACACTACCACGGGCCTGGTCATACCCACGGGCAACACTGCACAGCGACCCAGCCCCGAAGTCACAGGCACAGTGAGATTCAACACCACCACCAGCCGAGTAGAGGTCTACGACGGCACAGAATGGGATCAGGTGGGTCAAGGCGCAGTTACCAATCAAACGCTCAACGGCGACGGTTCAACCATCACGTTTGTGCTGGATCGTACCACAACCACCGCTGCTGCCTTGGTCATACTCAACGGTATCACACAGGTGCCCACGCAGGCCTATGCCATGAGTCCCAGCCCGGGCAACAGCCTGGTGTTCACAGAAGCTCCAGCAACAGGCGATGTCATAGACATCAGATTCCTGTAAATCTCCATGCAACAGCCAGCATCAGCGTGCCACAGATAAATACCAGTTCAACGCTGGCCAACAGCCAACCCAAAACACACAAAAAACCCTGCAACAGAAGAAACATCCGGACTCTGGTAAATAACACATAGCCCGTGACAGATCACGGCGTGATATAGCACATACTGGGGATACACATGGCTGTGACAAGAATCAAGAATAATCAGATCACTGATAGCTCGGCTGGCAATGCCGTTGTTGGTATCAACGCAGGTACCAAACTACAGAATTTCAGCATCACAGCCGGCAAGATCGCCAACAATCTGACCTATGGTTCAGATCTGACCATTACAGGTAACCTCACTGTGCAGGGCAACAGCACTGCCATTGACACCACCATAACCACCATTGAAGACCCAGTGATTGTGCTGGCCAGCACGCAGACCGGAGCACCCGCGGTGGACATTGGCTTCATCGGCGAACGTGGTTCCAGTGAAAACATCGCATTTGTCTGGGACGAAAGTGCCGGCGAATTTATCACGGCCTTTACCAGCACCAGTGAAACCAACACAACAATAACAGTCACCAGCTTGGCCAACGCACAAGTGGGCAACCTCAAGGTATCTGGTGTGACCAGTCTCACAGGCAACCTGGTGGGCGCAGTCAATGCCACTGCCACCATCACAGGCGGCAACTTGGCCACACCTGGCACAGCTTCAGCCGGTGGCAACATCACCGGTGCCAACATACTCACAGGCGGCATTGTCAGTGCCACGGCCACCATCACAGGTGGCAACTTGGCCACGGGTGGAACCATATCTGGCACAGGCAACATCACTGGCGGCAACATACTGTCAGGTGGTCTGGGATCCTTTACCGGCAACGTCACAGCTGCCAATTTCATAGGTAATATTACCGGCAACATTGACGCAGGTGGTGCCAACACACAGATCCAGTTCAACGACGGCGACATCTTGGCCGGCAGCGCAGGATTCACATTTGACAAAACATCCAATGCCATAGCAGCTTCAGGCAACATCACTGCTGGTAATCTGCTCACAGGTGGCCTGGTATCCGTGGCCGGCGGCGTCACAGCCGCTAGTGTTGCCGGCGGAGT